ACAACAGGTGGACTAGCTGGAACAATCATAACTTGCAAAGCAATCGGTGCTAACAGATGGGGCGTACAAGTCCACACTGGTGGAACTGGCGATGCAGCTACACCTTTTAGTGCAGCCGTAAGTTAATAATTAATTTAGTGTGGGCTTCGGCCCACACAAATTTTAAGGAGAACAACTATGGGATATATGGGTGACGTAAAGTCTAAAATTTTTATAGACGATAACGCAAGTACAGCTACTTTTGTAGCAGCTGCTGCTCAACCTACTACTACCTTTACTTTGGCTAAAACTTCTTTTGGTACTAACACTGGAAGAAAAATTACAGCCACAACTTCAGGTTCATCAGATGGTAGCAAAACTGTAACGATTGTCGGAACAGATGTAAATGGTGATGCTGCAACTGAGGTAATTGCTTTACCTGGTTCAGCCACTACAACTGCTGGAACTACAATATTCTTTCAGACAATTACATCGGCAACTGTAAGTGCACAACCAGCAGCTAACGTATCTTTAGGTATGACAGCTGAAGTAGCTGGTGGAGTATTTGCTGGAAGAACAAGAGTAAGACAAGCTAACGTTGCTTCTGGTGGAGCTATTGGAAGTGTAGAAGTTAGAGACACAGGTACTGCAGGAACTTCGTTATTGACTTTAAGAACACAAGCAACAGCCGGAGATATTAATACTGTAAACATTCCACAAGACGGAGTTTTATTTGCAAATGGTGCATATATTACTTTTTCTGAAGTAAATTGTAATGCAGTTACTGTTTATTTCGACGGCTAGGAGAAAATAAATGGCAACTTCGGGAACTACTACCTTTGAAACTACATTTAGTATTGATGATATCATTACTGAAGCGTACGAAAGACTAGGTCGTTTTGATTATTCAGGTAATGATTTAAGATCTGCAAGACGTTCTTTAAATATAATGTTTCAAGAATGGGCAAACAGAGGTCTTCATTATTGGGAAGTTGCAAACAATGATATTACATTAGTTAATGGTCAATCTGTTTATACTATGTTTAGGTCATCTGCTGATGGAACGTCAGACGCTACAGCTGTCTTTGGTGTAGATGATGTATTAGAAGCTGTGTATAGAAATTCTTCAAATGTTGATTTTCCTCTAACAAAAATAAACAGATCTGCGTATCAAGGTTTATCTAATAAAACTCAAACAGGTGTGCCAACACAATATTACGTTCAAAGATTTATTGATAAAGTAACTATCACTTTATATTTAACACCAGGATCATCAGAAGCTGGTAATAAATTAAATTATTATTATGTTAAAAGAATACAAGATGCAGGAGATTATACTAATGAAGCAGATGTACCATACAGATTTGTTCCATGTATGTGTGCAGGTTTAGCTTATTATTTATCACAAAAAATAAATCCACAATTAACGCAACAAATGAAATTATTATACGAAGATGAATTAAAGAGAGCACTTGAAGAAGATGGCTCTGCTTCAAGTTCTTTCATAACACCAAAAACTTATTATCCAAATGTCTAATCTATCAAAAGGGAAATACGCAAAATTTATATCTGATCGTTCTGGTCAAGCTTTTCCATATCAAGAAATGGCGATTGAATGGAATGGTTCTAGAGTTCACATATCAGAGTTTGAACCTAAACAACCACAATTAGAACCAAAACCAACTACAGCTGATGGACAAGGTTTAAGAAATGCAAGACCACAAATATTTACTCAAGCATCTGGTGATGGTGGTTTTATGACTGTAGATTTAACTCTACCAGGAGATTTTGCTTTTGAGTCAAATAATGGTATGGTTCCAGATGATGGATCTTCTGTTAATAACAAAAGACAAGCATTAATAACATTAGGAAATGTAACGGTAACAACATAATGACATACGCAGAATTAGTACAAAAAATTAGAGACTACACAGAAGTGTCAAGCACAGTTTTAACTGACACTATTGTAAATGGATTTATAGAAAACGCAGAGTTTAGAATTTTAAGAGATGTAGATTCTGATAATAATAGAAGATATGTAACTGCAAATTTAGTTTCTGGCCAAAGATTTGTTCAGACTCCAGATAATTTATTAATAATCAGATCAGTTCAGATTCTAGACTCAGATGGAACAGCCTCAGCTAATAATAGAGAATTTTTACAATATAGAGATACGAGTTTTATGTCAGAATTTAATCCAAAAGAAAGCACGGGAGTGCCAAAATATTACAGCAACTGGGATAAAAATCACATAGTTTTTGCTCCAACTCCTAACGCTACCTACGAGGTTCAGATAAATTATATCTTGAAAGATGCGGGTTTATCTAGTACAAATACAACCACATACCTTAGTCTGAATTTTCCCAACGGACTTTTGTATGCATGCTTAGTAGAAGCATTTTCTTTCTTAAAGGGGCCAAATGATTTGTTGCAATTATACGAAGGAAGGTATAAACAAGTCACTGAAGGCTTCTCAGTAGAACAAATGGGAAGAAGAAGACGAGATGAATATCAATCAGGTGTTCCTCGAGTCGGTGGAAAATAATAAGGAGATAAAAAATGGCAATTACACAAGCGATAGCAAACAGTTTTAAAAAAGAACTTTTGGATGGCGATCACGACTTTTCACAAACAGGTGGTGATGTTTTTAAAATTGCTCTATATACTTCTTCTGCAACTTTAAACTCAACAACTACTGCGTATCCTGGAGACAGTACAGGAAACCAAGTTTCTAACTCTGGACAATACACTCAGGGTGGTGGTAAACTTACAAACGCAGGAACTTCTATGACAGCAGGTGTTGCTAGATGTGATTTTGCAGACAGATCTTTTACTGGTGTAACTTTAACAGCAAGAGGTGCATTGATTTACAATACATCTTTTTCTAATAAAGCTGTAGCAGTATTAAATTTTGGAGCAGATAAAACAGCGACATCAGGAACTTTTACAATTCAGTTTCCCGCAGCCACATCAACAGCAGCGATTCTAAGGATCTCTGGTTAATCGTAGGAGGTAACCTCCTATGGCAACTTGGGGAACGCTTACTTGGAACGTTGGACAATGGGGCGATCAAGCTAATAGCGACGTATCAGTAAGTGGTATTGCTTTATCCGCAAATCTTGGAACAGTCACATCTACACAATCAGTAGAATTTGGTTGGGGTAGAAGTGAATGGGGTATTCAAGCTTGGGGTGAAGCAAGTGATGTTGCTAATCTAACAGGTCAATCTTTAACAGGCGCTCTAGGAAGTGTCACCATCGATGCAGAAATTCTTTCTGGTTGGGGTGGAGACCCTTGGGGAGAAAATGGTTGGGGTATTTTTGGTGACGTTCAAGTTACCGGAATAGCAATGACCGCTACGTTAGCCAGCGTAGTTACTCAAGCAAATTCAGACGTATCAGTCACTGGTCAATCTTTAACAGGAACTTTAGGAACAGAAGTTGCAAGTGGTACAACAGATATTCCAACAACCGGATCACAGGCAACAATAACTACCGGAACTGCAACAGTCACAGCTAACGCTGATGTTTCGCCTACAGGAATTTCCATGACGGGAGCTCTTGGAAGTTTAGATACTTTTAACCAAACAGGTTGGGGTAGACAAGGTTGGAATGAGAATGCTTGGGGTGTTGAAGGTCAATTTGCAACTGCAATACTAACAGGTATTGGAATGACTGGTGCCTTAGGCACAGAGGTTGCAACTGGAACAGCAAACATATCTCCTACCGGTATTGGTATGACAGGAGCTTTAGGAACATTAGATCCTGCTCCAGACGCTGAAGTAACTGGAATAGCTATGACAGCTACTCTAGCAAACGTCGTAGCTGCAATTAATATTGAAGCATCTCCAACTGGAATAGCCATGACGGCTGCTTTAGGTGATGAAACTATTGATCTAAATACACCAGTAGATTTAACAGGATTTGGTCTTACAGGAGCTACTGGAGATACAAATGAAACAGCAGATAGTGATATTAGTTTAACAGGTTTTGCCTTGACAACAGCTGTAGGAACTGGTAGTGCTTTGATCTGGAACGACGTACCAACAGGTTCGGATGTTACATATTCGGATGTAAATACAGGCGTAACGGTAACTTGGTCTGATGTTGACACCGCAGCTTAATTTATGTAAAATAGCAATCAAAGGATTTTAAAAAATGGCAAACTCTACATCAGCTAATTTAAAATTGACAGTACAAGCAACCGGTGAAAACTCGGGAACTTGGGGTCAAATTACAAATACAAACTTATTAATCTTAGAACAGGCAATTGGTGGCTTTACTACGTTTAACGTAACTAATGCTAACAGATCTTTAACTTTTACTAATGGTGCATTATCAGATGGTAAAAATGATGTTATTAAATTAACAGGAACATTAGCAGCAAACAGAACTGTTAGTATTCCAGATTCAATTGAAAAAACTTACTTTGTTGAAAATGCATGTGACCATGCTGGAAACACTTTAACTTTTAAAACAGCGGGTGGATCAGGAGTTCTTTTATGTGAAGGAAACTGTTATGTATTATATTCTGATGGCACTAACATTGTAAAAGTAAACGAATATAGAAAATGGAGAACAATTACTGCATCTGAAACTATCCAAGCAGGTGCAAAACTTTTTGTGGATACAAGTGGAGGAGCTGTAACAGCAACTTTACCTGCATCACCAGCTGTTGGTGATGAGGTTCATTTTATAGATTCAAGATTTACATTTGATGCAAACGCATTGACTGTTGGAAGAAATAGTTCTAAAATAGTCC